CGTAAAACTTATACGTATAAGCAACTATGTAAAGAGTGTGGGGACATCAGGAAAGAATAATGAGTGTTCAGTCATGTATTCAGACATAGTTTGAGAGTTGGACGGAGCGTAATCTGGTTGAAACTTGAAATGAGATGGATTCCATTTCGAGTCTTGGTCGAGTTCGCCTTGCCAGCGTTGATATCGGGAGCGGACATCATGGATGGAGGGGAAGGTGAGCAGATCAATGTCAAACGAGGGTTCGTGTGAGAAGAGGTACGAGAAGTAGCCAGGGATGTGGCGTCGTGCTCTGTGTGCAGCGTGTTCGGTGGTGAGGTCTTCTTGATAGGGAAGGAAAGTCAAGTAGACGTCTTTGCAAAAGGAGTGGAAAGTGGGATCACTGCCAGCGGCGGCGTAAGCGATTCCAATTGCTCGTGAGGACATGTACCTGGGATCAGGTCCACGTTCAGGATAGCATAGTTGTGCGACTAGCTTTGGGATTGAGCGTTTTGGTGTTCCACCATTGCATTGGTATCCGAGCATTTCGATGCGGGTACGAATTTGTGTAATGATTGACTTTTGTCTGGAGAGGACCATGCCAAAGCGGGAGAGAGCGTGAGCTTCAAACCAGTTAAGGAAAGTGTTGAGACGAGATAGCGGCCAGTGCGTAAGAAGCACATTATCATCACCCATAACGAAGAAGCAAATCTGAAGAATTTCTTCATCAGTGCAGCCGAAGTGGAGGAGACCGTGTATCATGAGGACAAGATTACAGTAAGAGTCGAGGTATTGTGTGTTAAGCATGCCAGATGCGATGCCAGCGAAGCGGCGGACGTAGGCGTAGCCATCAGCGACGTAAAAGACGCAGTTATAATACCATAGACGGAGGAAACAAATGATGTTGAAGAGTCGAGAGTACATTTTGTCAGCTGTAAGACCAGGGTAGTCGGGGTACTCATATGTTGGATGATATGCGTTGTTGACGATAAGGAGGTAGGGCAGGAAGACAGTAAAGAATGTGTCGACGATAATCCAGGGCATGCGTTGATCAAAAGATGACCAGTCGATGCAGAGATAGGATTTGTACTTTTGGCTTGAATATCCATGAAGGCGCAGCCACCACGAATGGTTTCAAAAGAGTACATAATAGCGGAATCGATGGAGCGAGCCATGACATGAAGAGGGAAAGAGATCATGCATTCAAGGTGCAGAAAGAGAGTATCCATAGCGTAGATTGGACGTTGCTTGAGGTTGCCAAGACGTTCAGAGATCTGATTGCGTGTGTAGATGGATGTTGCGTGTTGAATAACGAATGTGCGCATTTTATCATATATTTCGGTTGGGGAGAGGTTTTCGGTTGAGAAGGGATAGCCGAATTCTTTGATGCGATGAACGACAGTGCGGGCCCATTCAGAGAAAGCGTTGAAGAAGTAACCTTTGGAGGTCTGTTTGTCAGCGTATTCTTTAGGATGTGAGAAGGCAGCATGCGTGCGTAGTTCGTAAGAGTGTCGATAGAAGTAGGAGACACCAGTGACGAGGGGCATGTGTGTAAAGAAAGTATCGATCCAGTGAAGTGGAAGGAAGGGTTTGGCGTTAAGAAGGATGCATACGAGGGGAAGAATGCGGGACATAGTGTCGGATGGGATTGGCGGGAATTCAGTCTGTTCACGATTGAAGTCAGAGAATGTAGCGTCAGTTGTGCCGAGCGGTCGGGCGTATTTGATTGTATGTTCCATGTAGCGTGGGTATTTGTACGAAAGCAGGTATTCGAGGAGAGGGTGCAGGCCATATCCGGTTTCAGGGACTTGTTCAGTAGCTGTTACGACTTGTTCCTTGTGGAAACGTATTGGAAGAGCGTGTATGCCAGGGGCAGGGAGTCGGTTCTCGGGGAGTGGTTCAGAGGAGGGAATCGAGAATTCAAAGGGTTCGCCTTTAAGGTGGTCGGATTCTTCAAAAGCATAGCGAGCGTCAGTGTAATGTTGCTTGTACTCGGAGGTGAGTTGAGCTTCAAGGTCACGTTGTCGGTAGGATTTGTCTAAACGGCGGAGATCGATGTCAGGCTGTTCGGAGTCGGGGTCGGGTGTGGTTTCGCCGAAAATTCGGTATAAGCGCCAGTCTCGGTTGAGAGTGTTGCGTAGTTCGTGCAAGTAGTCACGTACTTGTGAG